GCTGTTAAAACTGCATCAATTGTTACAGTATTATTGTTTAAAATAGCCATTATTTTTTGATATTTTGATTATAAATATTAAATTTTTACAACTCTAAATTATGTTATTACACCAATTCCTACATCTACTAATTGTGAATTCACATTTCTGGTAATTACGTCAATGTTAGCAAGCACCGCTGGGTCTATGTTTTGTGGTATGCTGAAGCCATATGATGTTTTTCCTGGTGGTTTTGGCAATTCAATGATTATACTTGTTTCATCTATTACTCTTTTCAAGAATAATATTTTATAAAACTTACCACAAGCATTAAAATATCCGTCTATATCTTCTTTTACCTTAATATACGCTATATTTCCACCACCAACAAATACACTGTCAACAGTATATTCTAAAATAGGGCCACTTTCATTTATAGCTTGTACTACTATTTTATCATTCGCTACTAATGAGAATGGATATAATGTATCACCATAAACACTAAATAAACTACTATATGATGCCGATACACTTGAATCTAAAGGATTAAATAAATATGCCGGACCAAAATATTCTGACAATTCAGGATTTAAATAGAATGTATTATTAGTTTGATCAACACATATTTCTACATTATTAGTAAGTATAGAATTATTTGTTGGTACTACTTTTAATACTCCATTTTCTTTTAAAGAGGCAGTTATAGATGTATTACCACTATTTAAGAAGAATCTAAATACTACCTTATCATTAGGTGTTATTTGACCACTGTTTATATTTACTGTTTGTCTAAACGCCATATCCACATTTACAGTACCCGGAACACTTGTTGCTGTACCTGTTATGTCTGAATACAATGTTATATTAGTATATGAATCAGCATCATCTGTAGATAAAACCCAGAAATCACCTAGAGATACTTCACTACTATCTGCAAATTCATCTTTACCAGGTGTGTTAGCACGTCCATAATATTCATATTTTTTATAAGTACGATCACCCCCTGATATAAGAAATGAGTTTGCTGGGGATAAATCTGTAGGTAGATTATATTCATTTATTGTAAATCCATTAAAAGCAACAAATGTCGCTCCTGTATATCTAGGAATAACTCTACTATACCCAGCCTGTATACTTCCTAAAATTGCTCTATAAGCATTAGTTTGGAAGTTAGAAGCATCTGCAATAACAGTACTAGAACTAACTACATTAAATCCTGCAGAACTACTTAACCACAGTTGCATACTTCCTGTTACTGATTTCCCAACACCGGAAGATGCTGTTATGGCAATATTAAAATCATAAGTAAATTGATAGTCAGCTTCTTGAGGTATACTGTAATATGAAGAAGTAACAGTTGATAAACCAGGACCAGATCCTGTATTATAATAATTGCCTAAAAATGATTCATTTGTTTCATAATCAAATAAGTTCCATACTTCAAAAGTACTTCCGTTAAAACTAGAAGAGGTATAAACACCAGAAGGTACTATATTTCCTGGTATTGGATATACTGTAAAATAATTATTTAAGCTATTTTGAGATGCACCACCTGGAGCAACAAATACTGCAGATGTTGATGCAGTAGGAGCCTCATTTCCATAAGCATAAAATACTGGGGAATAAGAATACCCACTTTCAGCAATTAGTTTATTTCCATCAGTTTGAACTTGATTAGAGAATTTTTGTGAATCAAATAATGATATATTTAATGGATCTCCAGTTTCAAATGTATTTTGAACTTCAAACCAGTTTCTATTACGTTTATTTAATTCAGTTAATCTACCTGTTTCATCAACTAGGTATTTTAATACAACATTACTTTTATAAGGTAAATAGATATTATCTACTACTTCAGTAAATAAACCTAATTTTTTAACATTATAATCAATTACAGGAGATTTCCCGTATGAATTGTCTCCAAAAGACCATGTATTAAACAATCTGCTATACATTTGTACTCCATCGTATCTAGAATTAACATATGCATCCAGTGATAAATAAGAATCTTGCAATTCAACAGATTCAGTTACTGAGTATGATGTAAAGCATCTACCTAGTCCGTCCACAGAATATATTGGTGTAAGTTTTTTTCTGTATTCAGATGTTAGACTTATATCAACATTATTTTGTAATACGTTAAAATCTGAATTTAAAAAGAAATTCTCAAATCTAGGGGCATCATAATTAAGCACAAAATCTGTACTACCACTTATAAAACCAGAAGGTACAAACCCAACAGTATTATTTACCAAATATGGATTTCTATTTCCAATTTCAAAATAAGCATAAGTGTCAACAATAGAACCAGATATATTTCCTTCGTAATATGGTTCTTTATCACCAGCTAAATAATAGTAATACGGATCGTATATAGAAACAAGAGCAGCACCTGAATAAGGAGCATCATATTCTTGTACGCTAGTCATATCAGGGTTATATTGAGCTACCTTAGGTCTTTCAAGTACAGGTGATTTCATTGATACACCAGTCCATGTATTACCTCTTGCTGGTGTGAAATCCTTAACCATTTTAAATAATGAGTTATCAAAGAATTGTATTAATCTGATAAAACCACCATAATCAAATGATTGATCAAATGTTTGTCCAAACCAGTAATCTCGTTGATATGATAATGACGGATAAGTATTTAATTGTAAATCTGTAGGATCACCAATATACTGATCAATTACCCATGATGCTGAAACAGCAGTGATTGATGCTGATACAGCTGCATCAATTTGAGTTTGTGGTGAAAAAGATACATCTATAAAGTGTAAATCTTGACTTCTAACATCTCTGGAAGATGTAGTTGTGGTTTCTAAACGCTTAATAGGTGATAATATACTACCTGTAATGTTAGTAGATGATAATCTAATTTTATCGGTTGTGTATCCTTGTAAATCTTGATAATCATTTGTACCACCATATTCTTTAATAGGTAATATTGAACCTGTAATACCAAATACGTTTATTAAACCTTGTAAACTACCATGTGATCCTTTAGCTTTAAATAAGTAAGGTAAGTTATGATAAATTCTTTTATATGTGTCTACTACTAAGTCTTTTCTAGGAACATTGTTTAAGAAACTACTTGAAGGAGAATAATTACCATTAAAATCAACACTACCGCTATATCCACCAACGTTGTAATCTAATACGGTTTGGTTACCTTGACTATTATATACTTTAACACCAAATGATTCTAACCAATCGTATACTAAATCTTTAGAAATACCTTTATTAATATTGTTATCGTTATCCCAAACATCTGTTAATTTATTAACGTAGATCCAAATATTATCAAAATATTGGCCTATCATGTTAACAAATACAATGTATGGATAGTAATTATCTACATCGTCTCTTACATAAGAAGGTATTACATCTAATAATAAATCTTTATTACTTAAATCATATGCTAAAGCAACATTGGACGCCGTAGCAAACCAATTTTGTGCTGTTACAGATGATGAAGCATACAATGTGTATGGTTGAGTAGAATTAGATTTAGGATATGGTGCTATGTTATACTGGAGGAAAGAACCCGTTTCTAAAGTATATTCTACAATAGATGATGTTAATGAACTTGATGTAAAATAAAGATAAGTTTCAAATCCATCAAACCCAGCAATAACAGCATTGATACTAGAACTTGCTCTATTTACTGAAGCTGATAGTAATGCGTTACTTGATGTTAAAGGAGTACTTGAACTAATTTCACTTTGATAGGTTTCAATTTCACCCATCTTAAACATAAAATTACTTATTCTATTTTCAGCTGAACTATAGTGTACAAATTCATTAAGTATACTGTAATTGATATTGATGTTTGTTTCTTGATCAGCAAGAGTATTTAAAACAGCTTGATAATAAGAACCAGTTAATGTGGTGATAAGTTGATTAAAATTACTATACGGTGTTGGAACTGCTTCTTTGATTTGTAAATCAATAGCAAAATTAGGACCTCTTAATTGTGGTTGAGGCGGTGTTGATATTAATTTATTTAAACTAACATCAAATATGTATGGATTAATAACTTCTTCTACAATCCAAAATGTACTCTTTAAGTCAAAATTAATAGGTAATGGTTCGTATAATTTAAATAATATACTTACCTCACCATTTTCATCAACACTACTTAAAGCATTTACAGCTATTGATTGGTTATTATTACCAAAGTTTAAAATTACATAGTAGTAATAAGGAACACTTTCTTGTTTTCCAGCAAAATTAGTAACAATAGCCAATAACTGTTCATCAGATAATATTGTTGAGTTTACTCTTATTTCAGTTCTATCTGTTGATATCTGCTGGATGAATAATTGGTTATCAAATGGTTGGCCTGATACTTTTCTAAAAAAGTTATATCTAGACGTAACGTCACCTGATTGGTATCCTAAATTTTCAATATCTTGAATAGGATCTATTTCAATATTAGGTAATAAACTTTGTGAGTAACCTGTATTAGGTGGAAGTTTATATGATTTGTAATTGTAATCTGAATTAAGAACACTACCACCTAAATCAAAAACAAAATATTCAATATAGTCATCAATTTGACCAAAAGTATCTTTTTGTAATATAGGTAAAAGTAACTGTTCGTCTTGTACAGAATAACGAGTTACTATTGATGTGTCTGTAATCTGACCTACTATTTTAATATTATCCGCCATTTGTAAATTGTTGGGTTAAATTAACATTTTCCGTTTCAGCTGCTAGCAGTTGTTGTCTTAAATCTGTTATTTCTTGTAATAATGCTTGTATATTAACGTCATCAGCAAGCTGTACTCCTAAATATTCTATTGCTCTATTTAAAATAAATCTATGAGAATTTATATCTCCTTCTTTAGGAATCTCAAAAAATAATTCGTTATATAAAGCAAAAAAATCATCAACAGTAGTTTCCGGTGCGATTACTTCAGGTACCGTTAATTCACTAAATTGTGTATCTATAACTTTAGAAAATCTATCCTTATTATAGACAGCTAGCTCTACAGGAATTACTTCAGACATTACTTATTAATTTTAAATGTGTAATTATTATCAAATACTACCGTTGATCCGTCTGCGAAAGATGACTTGATTAGAATCTTATAGTATCTCTCAGGTTGAAAAGCAGCCATATATAGTTTAAAATAATTACCATTACTATCACAACTTATTTTAGTATAGTTAACGCTGAAATCAACAACATATTCACCAGTATCTAGATCTTGTACGGCATAATATGAGGAAGAAGGTAGCGCGTTATTTAACGTATAAACTGATTGAGTTACAAATTGTCTAGCGGGATATGTTTGTCTCGCATTTACTCTAAACTGATATGTTGTATCTGTGTTGTATTGACCTATATTATTTCCTAAAGTGATAATAGTATTATCATTAGCTAAAACGGTTAATGAGCCTGTATTGTAACTACTATCATCCCATCTAATTTCAAGTTGTGGAGGATATATAGTGTGTGTATCTTTAGAAAAATATTTTAAATCAAAAGATGATGAAGTATTAAATTCATAAAGTAATTCAGTAGATATAATAATACCGTTATTAGGTATAGAACCACTACGCCATGCTCTTACAATACTAGTAACATTAGCATCTATATCTTTAGATTGATCTATAGTAAATGTCTGTGAACCACTGTAGTTAGTATACCAAACACCACCACCAGGAGAGTTATTTAAAAATATAGCGTTTGTATTAGCATTTAAGCTTCCAGTTGCCCAGTTAAGTAAATTTTCTCTTTGAATCCAAGTACAATCTGAAGTAACAGATGGATTATATAGGTAACGTCCTGTTCCTTCATTCCATGACCCCGAAATTGGGTTAAAATCTAATGTATAGGTATCAGGTAATTGAGTAGCGTTTGCTACAAACATTTTTAGATATGCTTCGTAGCTACTATTTCCTACTTTACTAGCAATAACGTCATTTATAACAGATGACGGAAATTGAATTAATGCTCTAGATACAGACGCACTAACACCAAACGAACTAGTTTGATTTAGTACTTCTAATATCTGATCCAACCCCGTATTCATTGTGGGATAGGCAGAATAAATTGTTGTATCCTTTTCAGGGTATATTTTATAGATGGCCATCTATGCTATGTGTTTGTAATAAATATAAAGCTATTAGAAAGTTATAACTCTACCTTGGATATCAACATCAGGATATCTTATTTCAAATACAGCAGGATCTAATGATGGGTATAAAATTTGATTGCGAATTGCCCCCGTTACGTCGTAGCTGTATGGGGAATATCCACTCCCAGATTTATTTGTAAAGGTAACATTAACAACAGATTGTACTCCTTTTACTTGTAATAATAGAGAATATATATCAGATATTACAATAGGTTGGTTTATCTGCCATTTATCTATATCAAAGAAATTCTGTAAAGCTAATATACAATCAGATAATATTTGGTTGTTATTTAAACCAGGAATAACGTTTATATCAAAATTAACTCCTAAATTAATATAGAATGCATTTTTAATATTAACAGAATCTGTAACCATTCTAAATGGTTCAAGATAATTCTTTAAGTTAGTTTTTAATTCAGCTGTAGCATTTTCAAGTTTTTTACTACTATCATATGCTAAAACATACATTGATAATGCTAAAGGATTATTATCTATTAATGGATCATTTCCTGAACTTACAGATAATGCTGATGCTTGTTCAACATATACTTTAGCAATTGTACCAAAATCAGAAGGCATACTTAAAGCACGTGTCATGTAATCATCCTTAGTCACAGCTCTTAATTGTGCTGAAAATGAATTTAATGTATTCAAACGAATTTCTTCAGTTGTATCTCCACTTCTACCTCCTGTAGAAGGAATAGGATTTGTACAAACTAAAGTAGTCAAAGAAGTAGTAGTATTTCCAGAATTAACAGCGCTTATACCAGCAGTTGATGATATTATGATAATATCATTTGCCGGAACATTTGATTCAACACCACCACCAACAATATACTGAACATATAAAGTTACATTAGCTGGTACAACACCATATTGTTTAGTATAAAATACGGCTGCTTGGTTGTAGTCATTTACTAAGTCAGATGTATCTACTGACGGTACTAAACCTAATTGGATAGTATCTGGGTTAGGAATAATAATATCATCTGCATCTTGTGTGTACATTCCTGAACCAAATTGTAATTCTACAATGTCATCTGTTTTTATTCTTGTAACATATCTATTTGGTGTTTCAAGTAAACTTACTAAGTAAGGAACTTTAGTAGCATTAGCACCAGTATTGGTTGTTCTATTAACAATATTTGATTGTGCTAAATAAGGTACTTCATACCAGTTACTAGCATCGCTACCTGATATTTGTAATATTTGTAAAAAATTAGGTTCGTTTAATTCAACAGATGTGAATTTAACAGGAGCACCAAATGTATAAGTTGTATTTTTTAATTCAGCTGATATTACTCTAGTTGATTTTTTAAATAAGTAATTATTTGAGTCGTATAAACTAATTTCAACAGAAGCAGTATCAGAAAAATCTACTTTATCAAGCGTTAAAAAGTTAATACCTGTAGTAGCAGACTGTAATTGCGTATTTTCAGGAATAATTAAACAATAGCTTAAATCAGGTGTACCAGATATAATAGGTACTCTTTGATAAAAATCAACAACTGAAACTGAGGCATAAGATGACTTAGGTCTATAACCTAAAGAATAAGCCATGTTCAGTAAGTTTGTCTTTTCTTTAGCAGTTAAAACAAAGTTTTCCTGAATTTGAGTATCAGTATAGAATGACAGCACATCACCCACATAAGCAGCCATCTCGATAAACATAGTACCGGGAGATGCTTCTGAAAAGTCAGTGTAAGTGTTTGGGAAGTAATTTTTAGCAAACTCAATAAGAGATGCTTTAAATTCAGGGAATGTCTTATTTAAATAAGATATGTTTTTGTTATCTGCCATTATTCAAAATTAACTGTTACTGTGTCTGTTTGTCCGGATATTAATATTTGGTATGATATACTTACGGTTAACGTATTTCTATCTATATCAGGTAAAAATTCTATTCTGTTTACTCTTATTTCGGGAATGTATATTTGAATACTTTCTAATATACTATCTTCAATATCACCAAATGATGTAGGATCTATTTGTTCGAATAATTGAGCCTTTAAAGTTGTACCAAATTCAGGATTTTCAACTCGTTCGCCTTTAGCGGTTAATAGTAGGTTTATAAGATTATACTTAAGTTGCC